ACTCTCAAAAATACCAAGAGTTTTTAAACAATGAACAAGCACAGCTATTAATTAAGGCTGACTTAATAGAAGTTGTAGAAGTTGTTCAGACAAGAATTAAAGTTACTTGCACAGTAGGAGATGTTTTACTATATGAGCAAGTTTTAAACACAGATATATATCCGATTATTCCAGTTCCTAATATATGGACTGGAACTCCATACCCAAAGTCTGACATATCCAAAGTACAGGATTCTCAAAGACTTTTAAACAAGCTTTTCTCTCTCACTCTCTCGCACGCTCAAGCTTCTGCCGGTCTTAAACTACTGGTTCCAGAAGGGAGCGTAGATGATTTGGGGCAGTTAGAACAGGATTGGGCTAGACCTAATGCTGTGATACCTTATAACCCAGAGTTCGGTGCACCGCACTTTCCTGCCCCACAATCATTGTCTGGAGAGTTTTATAACTTAATTGGTCGGATAGAACATTATATAGATTTAAGCTTTGGTATTCCAGAATTAATGCAAGGTTTTAAGGAAGGAGCCCCGGAAACAGTTCGTGGTACTTCTATGCTTGCTGAAATGGGCGAGACTCGTGGTAAGTCTAAGCTTAGGGATATCGAGGGAAGTTTAACAAGGTTAGGTAAAAGTATATACAACCTATCCAAAAGTCATTATACTTACGCAAAGACAGTTAGAATTGTACAGCCAAATAACGACATTACGGAGTTTACGGTTAATATGTATGACGATAGCAGTAATGAAATTAATGCCATACTAAACGATATCACCGTTGGGCATTATGACGTGAGAATTATATCAGGTTCAACATTACCTTCTAATAGAGTAGCTGAGTATCAGATGTACCTAGAAGCGTATCAAATGAATTTGGTAGATGATGTCGAGGTTCTGAAGAAATCAGAAATCTTTGACAAAGAAGGTGTCTTACAGAGAAAGGGCCAAATGGCTCAAATGCAGTCTTATGTAAAACAATTAGAAGAGCAAGTTAAGAAACTTAGTGGAGACCTCCAGACAGCAGAGCGTGAAACGCTTAACTCTAGAAAGAGGGCAGAAACTGAGAAGTTCAAAAGCAGGCTTAATGAGCTTCAAAATGATACCAAGTTTAAAAGCAAGGTTCAGGTTGATAATCTAAAAAGAATTGTTGATTCAGAGACGCAAGCTGTAAGCTAATGAAAACAGAAATAGTGGTTACATTTCCACGGTTCTGCTTTTATAGACATCTGTAAAAGGTGATGCTAATAATAAAAGAAAATCGAGGAATAATATGGAAGATACTATGAACGGAGACGTTGGCACTATTGAAGGTATTGAAGGTGAAGTTTTAGAACAAGTTGTTGAGCCAGAGAAAGTAGGTGGTTCTCCTGCGGAAGAAGCAGTTGGGGAGCCTATTGATGATGCTAAGAAATTTCAGTCAATGTATGACAGAAAAACAGCTGATTATGAAAAGCTTAATAATGAAGTTACGGAACTACGCAAATACCAACAACTAGGTCAGGTTCTTGAAAAAAGACCAGACGTTGTTGAAGCAATGAGAAATACCTTGAGTGGCAACAAAGCTGAAAGTAAGCCAGAGTCTCAAGAGTTGGGCGAGGATTCGTTTGACCCTTGGGAGGCATACTATAAGCCCGGTTCACCTTCATATGAAATGAGGGTTGGACAAGAAAAGACTCTTGTAAATCAAGCTGTCCAAGAACAGTTCAGCGGTTTACAACAGCAGATGGCTATCAATAACTTAAAACAAGATTTAACTAATAAGTATGGTTTTGACGACCCAGCAATGGCTGATGACTTTATACAGTTTGCAACAAACCCTAGGGATGAACTTCCTATGGATATGTTAGTAGATGTATATAGAAAATATAAAGGCGGAGAAGAAAAAGTTTCTCCAAATTTAGAAGCCGTTCAAAGGTCAAAGGGAATTGCAACTACGGCTGGTGTCGTTCAAGGTGCAGTCCCAGAAAAACCAAATGAGTTAGAAGATGTCTGGTCTGGAGTTATGGGAGCCTCTCATAAATCAAAAATATAAACTCTAAGGAGTCATAAATGGCAACTTACAATCAAGGGATTGTAAAAGTTGGAGACCCGGGTTCAGCCGCTTCTGGTTATCATACTCGTAGGTTATTCAACTTCTCAGACCGTGTCGCTGACTTAGCTCCAGAGGAATCTCCATTCTTCGTGTATCTTTCAAAGGTAGCTAAAGTCCCTACGGATGACCCGCAATTCCGATTTTTAGAAGACAGAACAAAGGTTTCAATGACAGACAGGGGGTTTTTGCTCGCTGGTTCTCATAGTATTCCTGCAGCTGGCTCTACTTTAACTTATGCAGTTGATACTACTGACGGTGCGTCAGTTGATTGGCTGGTCAAAGGGATGGTCTTTGTAGTTAACTACACAGAATCTAGCTCACCAGAATCAATTATAGTTCGTGTTGAAACATCACCAGTTGACGCTGGTTCTACAAGCACTTTTACTGGCAGAACTATATCTGCTATTGACGGTGCTGAAACTGGAGCTGACAATACAAAATGTCAGGTAATTGGTACTTCATACGCTGAAGGAACTGGTGCTCCAGATGTATTCGCAGAAGAGCTAGATAATGATTTTGGATTTACTCAAATCTTTAAGACAGCTTGTGAAATGTCTAACACTGCTCGTGCAACACGTTATCGTGGGTATGCTGATGAGTTCCAAAGAATTTGGAATCTAAAGCTTCGTGAGCATAAAATTGATATTGAAAGAGCTATGCTCTTTGGTCAGCGTGCTAGTCAAAATGGTATCCAATACACTGAAGGTATTTGTGGACATGTTATTAAGAATGGAACATCCATAGTTAATGACGCTGCTTTAACTTACAGTTCTGGTGCTCCATATTTTCGTAGTGCAGCTACATCAGAGTTAACATACGACAGACTTCTATCTGATTTTGAAGTAGTGTATGACCCAGCTCGTGGCGGAACCGATAGCAAACTAGCTCTTGCTAGTCTTCCTGTATTATCATTTTTTAATAAATTAGGAAAAGATTCCTTTTTACATACCTCGATGGCTTACAATAGTAACGAGGCTCTTTCAAATGATGATGTTCCAAATCAGTCTTCTTTAAGATATAATATGTCTGAAAAGCAAGGCTCTTATGGTCACAGGATTATGGTAATCGAAACTATTCATGGAACAATGAATCTAGTTAAAGAACCATTGTTTAGAAACTTTGCTTCAGGATTTTTAATGATGGTTGATTTAGACCACGTTGCTTATCGTCCAATAGTTGGTAATGGTGTTAATCGTGACACTCAAGTACAAACTAATGTTCAATCAGCTGATGAAGACCTTCGTAAAGATATGATTATCACAGAAGCTGGCTTAGAAGTATCTCTTCCAGAAACTCATTACTTACTTAACTTAGAAGGAGTTTAATAATGGCTAGAGCAAGTTACTTAGAAGAAAATAGTGGTGCTACTTACGGTATTAAAAAGAAAGTAGAAAAAATCACAGCAGCTCGCACACTAACAAATGATGATAGCGGAAAAATTTTCATGCTTGATTCTGCTGGTGGAGCTTACGCAATTACACTACCAACTGCCGCTACTGGCGAAGATGGTGTCCACTACAAGTTTATTGTAGAGGAAGAAACACCAACTGGTGCTATTACTATAGCTGCTGGAAGTGCGATTGTTAGCTTTGTGCAAAAAGACGCTGGTGGTAACGCATCTAATTCAACAGTAGGTACTCAAGTTTCCAATGTAATTATAGGAACAAGTGCTCAAAAGGCAGATGTCGTTGAGCTAATGTACACTAATGGTGAATATGTTGGAACTGTATTATCAGGTATTGATGATGCGGTAACTACTTCATAAACTAAATAAATAAAGTTAACAGTAATTAGAACTGTGGGGGTTATCGTATAAAGGGTAACCCCCGAATCTAAAAGGAGAACTATGAATTGTATACATTGTGAAACACCAAATCCAGAAAGATGGTTTTATTGCAGGGAGTGTGGTAATAAAGCATCTAAGGCTTTATATACAACTAATTTATTTATGATGAGTGAGGCTGGAAAGAGAAGTGATATGGAATTTTCAACAGTTAGTATGGATGACCATATAAAAACAATTTCAAAAGACAAGAAAGAAAGACAGAATAAAGTTTGGAAAGAAAGAATAAAGAAAGCGGGAATTAATTAATGGCTACGTTTGAAGCACAGGTAGAGGCGTTAACAAGTTTATCAATAGCTGGAGATACCGCTCCTCCTCAAACTGAATTAACTCAATTTCTTACTGATGGTGCAAAAGAAGTAATTAATAATTTACCAGACCATTTACTAGCACTATGTTCAAGTGAGCAAACTTTTACATCTGGAACTCCACAAACATTAAATACAGGAAAAGTTTTATACGCCACTAGAAGTGATGGGACTATTGCTCAACCATGTAGGTTTGTACCATCTGCTATGGTTGGAAGAGCTTTAGATTCAGGCGATATGACCGCAGCTTCAACAACAGACCCAATATATTATATTAAAAACAATACAATAGATATAGCCCCAAGTAGCGGTTCTTCTGTTTATTCAGAGGTACAATACCCAGCAGTGGCTTTTGGAGATAGTGCAATTGCAGTTTTTCCAGATGAAGCTGAATACCTTGTTGTTTTATACGGATGTATAAAATCATTACAAAATGCATTAGGAG